CGCATTCGCCGAATCAGCAGGGAGGGCATAGACGGAGGGCTGACGCATGGCGTCCCCTAACCTTTCCGAAATCGTCACCACGACCCTGCGTAACCGCACGGGTATCCTGGCTGACAACGTTACTGAAAACAACGCGCTGCTGCGTTACCTCAAGAAGCGCGGTACGATCAAGCCGGCGAACGGTGGCCGGACGATTGTGCAGGAGCTGGAGTACGCGGAAAACTCTACCTACATCCGCTACTCGGGGTCGATGGCCCTTCTGGCGGCCTAACGCCCGCAAGATACAAAGGTCGATCAACGTGAACCATCTTCCACAAATTGCACGGCTGGCAGAGGGTCTGAGCGTTCTTCCGCTCGGCTTTCCCTCCGCACATGACGGGCAAGATGTGGTCAAGAACGAGCGCATTTGTGTCGCCGCACCAGAGGCAACTCTGGCCCAGCCAATCCCGTCGCATGGCGGGGCTGAACAGGGAGCGGTGGCGCACCCCACGGTTGGGACGCTCGGTCTCGCGGAAGATGGCAAGCATCTTGTCTCTGTTACGAGCCCAATGAGCCTTGGAAGCCGCAGCGATCTTCTCGCGAGCTTCCGGGGTGTGCCGGAAGCCCTTGGGAGGGCCTGTCCTGGCCGGTGGATTAGCGCGGCGCCCCGCTTTGATGCGCTCGCGAGTCTCGGGGTCGTGACGACGGTTCCAGAAGGGGTTGTTCGCCCCTCTGAGATTGGCGGACTTGCACTCGGCAGCCCCGCAGGTCATGCGGGCGATGCCACGGGCAAGGTACGCGGCGGGCTTGTAGACTTCCTTGCCGCAGACGCAGCAGGGGATGATCGATCCGGTTTTCTTGGGGGCCATGGCTGTTGGAGTCACTCGGGGTAAAGTCGGTGGAACACTCCCTTGTACGGCATCGAGCGTCAGGGAGTCAATACCGAGCCAAGCCGCATATGTAAGCCAGCAATGGCCTAGGGATGCGGAAGGTGTAACGACTAGGGCGTGACGAAAGAATAAGCGCCCCACGAACACCCCGCCCGAAAGGGAAGATATAGTCTGGACTGCCTGGCGACAGGCAGAGGTTGGGGATAAAGAGCCCCAGCGGTAACAGTTCGATCAGACTCTCGATATCAGCCCGTCCGATGTTATGTCGGCGGCTGAGTTCGACTGGAAGCAGGCGGCGGTTGCCGTCACCATCTCTGGCCTGGAAGAGCGCCAGAACATGGGGCAGGCGCAGGTTATCGACCTCTTGGCGGCTCGCATCAAGAACGCCGAGAAGACGATGGCCAACAACATCTCGGCCGACTGCTACTCCAACGGCACGGCGTCGGGTGGGCTCCAGATTGGCGGCCTCCAGCTTCTGGTCGCGGATTCGCCGGCAACCGGCATCGTGGGCGGCATCAACCGTGGCAACTGGACCTTCTGGCGCAACCAGACCCAGAGCACCGGCACGCTGACGAGCGCCATCATTCAGAGCAACATGAACCAGCTTTGGGTGAAGTGCGTTCGCGGCACCGACAAGCCCAACCTGATCATCACCGACAACACCATCTGGCGTCTCTACCTGGAGTCCCTCCAGACGATCCAGCGCATCACCAGCCCGGCCACCGGCCAGGCGGGCTTCGATACGCTGAAGTACATGAGCGCCGACGTGGTGATGGACGGTGGTATCGGCGGGGCCTGCCCGTCGGATCACCTCTACATGCTGAACACGGACTACATTCACTTCCGGCCGCACCCGGACATGAACTTCGCGCCGCTCGGGCCGGAGCGTTTCAGCACCAACCAGGACGCGATGGTCCGGCTGATCGGTTTCCAGGGCAACATGACCTTGAGCAATGCGATGCTCCAGGGCGTGCTGTTCGAGACCTGATAGGAGGATGCCACAATGGCTAACACGTACTACTCTGTAGACGGCACCCTCGGCGTCAAGTTCGCGGATGTCGGCTCTGTCCTGGCGTCGGGTCACGTCAAGGGCCAGTCGGATCGCGGGTCGGATGGTCGCGCATGGATGGTGGTCGTGGCGAATCTCGCCAAGGCCACGCCGGGCGCCAACCTTCTCGTGTCGTCTCTCTTCGTCGCCACCGCTGCGGCTTCGGCCGGCGTGGCGAATTTCATCCAGGGGCCGACCTCGGCCGCTGCGGGGCAGCTCTTCTGGGCTCGCGCCAAGGCGGTCGGCATCCTGTCGTAACTTCCCTGACGACAAGGCAGGGGCACTTGGGGTACTATCCTCAGGTGCCCCTAACCTTGTGAGGAGGGAAGGTGTCCAGACCCGAGATAGTGCGCAAGGATGGCTGGTGGCGCCCCGTAGGGGATGCCCTGGGAGCCTCGCACGCCGTTACCGGGGCGCAGACTGTCCCGCACTTCCTGAACGTGCTGCCGCCGGCCAGGCGCGGTCTCTGCATCCAGGCCGGGGGCAATGTCGGGGCTTACCCGATAGCCCTGGCGAAGCGCTTCGCCAAGGTCACGACCTTCGAGCCCGACTATTCCAACTTCGCCGCGCTGTGGGCCAACGTAGCCGAGCGCGACCCGGACGGCCTTCTCAATATCGAAATGGTCGCGATGGCGCTATGGGAAGGCCCGCCAGCCCTTGCCAAGCTGCGGCAGGTGGAGACCGGCAACTGCGGGACATACCGGCTGGTGGTCGGCAAGGGCAAGATACCCTGCGCTTCGCTGGACGATTTCACCTTCAATGACCGCATTGACCTGATCTGGCTGGACGTGGAGGGGGCGGAGTTGCCCGCCCTCCGAGGGGCCAAGGCCATTCTTGCCGGCGATCACCCTGCCGTCATTGTCGAACTGAAGGGGCATGGTCGGCACTACGGCTACGAGGACGAAGATGTTGGCCGCTATCTGGCGACCTTCGGCTATGCCCTGTGGGGCAGTATCGACAACGACTATCTGTTCATGGCGCCCGAATGATCACCGTCGCCTGCGTCAACGTCGGGGACCGCTACCCTGATCGCTACGTCCACATCCTGCGCGACATGGTGTATCGGTATCTTCACGCCGAACACCGTTTTGTCTGCCTGTCGGACCACGACATTGAGGATGTAGAGGTACAGAAGGTCCCCAATCAAGGCTGGTGGTCCAAGATAGAGCTATTCAGGGCCGGGCGCTTTGAGGGCCGCGTGCTCTACCTAGACCTGGACGTGTGCGTTGTCGGCCCGCTGGACGACCTGATCGAAAGCCCGGGCATCATCAAGGATTGGCACCTCCCGAGCTTCAACAGTTCGGTTATGGTGTGGGACGCCGGCACGCTAGATCACATTCACCGTCTATGGGTTCCTGAGGTCGCGCTGAGGCTTCACGGCGATCAAGACTGGATTACCGAGATGGAACCCGACTGGCCGCTCTTCCCCGAGGGCTGGTGCGTCAGCTTCAAGAAGCACTGCACCCCCAAGGTGCCACCGGATGCCCGCGTGGTGTGCTTCCACGGCACTCCTAAGCCCCATGAGGTGCTTACAGGCTGGGTCCCGGAGGTATGGAGGATCGGCGGGTCTTATGTCCCGGTGATGACCCAGGCCGCCAACATGGCGCCGGAGGAATTCTACAAGAACATGCGGGTAAATTGTGCCCGCGATGACTTGCAATGGCTCGACCCTGACGATTTCCTGCCGACCAAGGCCACGATGCACATTGTCGGAGGGGGGCCGACGCTGGACGCTCAAGCCCTCCGCAGTCTCCGGGCCTTGAACCGCCGCAAGCATACTATCGTGGCCTGCAACGGGGCGATTGCATGGTTGACCAAGCGGGGGCTAGCCCCGGACTTCGGCATCATCATGGACGGCCGGGAAAGCAACCGGAAGTTCGCCGATGGCGTTCATCCCGATACGGTGATGCTGCTGGGCTCGACCTGCGATCCCGGACTGGTGAATGCCTTCCCGCCCGGCCAAATCCTTCTCTGGCACCCTCGCCAGCTTGAGGACCGCGAGGGGATGAAGCTGGTAGCGGAATCCAGGCCGCATAAGCTGGGGGGCATGATCGGGGGGCATTCCAGCGTCGGGCTGCGGGCTATCCCGGTCGGCATGGCGCTGGGCTTCACCAAGTTCACGCTATGGGGAATGCCGTCGTCACTCTCGATTGATGGCCGCTTTGCCTTTCAACCGGACGACCCGGAGATTGAGGCCATCAAGGAACGGCTGGGGAAGGATGAAGGGCTGCACCATGCCTATCCCCAGGCGGAGAACGACGGCAAGGCGCCCTTCCTGATCCGGGTCCCGGGTTTGGGAGAGAACCTCTACCCAACGCACGGCTGGATGATGAAGCAAGCCGACGAATTCGGCGACCTGTTCTTTGCTTGTGCGAAGGCGGGCGTGAAGATCACGGCGAAGGGACCGGGGCTGTTGCCGGACCTGTGCAGGGTGTACAATCTCCGGTGGGATTCAATGAGGAGGAAACCGCTATGAGCGACCCGACGTGGTACGAACTCCGCGACCCCAAGGCCCGGCCGAACGACGGTAAGAACCTTGCCCGCTTCGAATGGGCGGCGGAGAAGAACGAGAACGCATCGGCGCAGCAGGGCCGCCCGGTGCATGAGCGCATCCTGAGGGCGGTTGTCGTCTCGCCCGGCATGAAGAACAGCGAGACCTCGATCCTGATCGAACGCCAGCGCCTGGACGGTACGACCAAGATTTACGAGACGCATATCGAGAACACGCCGGGGCTCCGGGATGCCTATGACCAGTTCCGCAAGAACCAGGCCCCGGAGTTGAGCGGCACTCCCCTGGAGACATGGCCGGCGCTGGACGTGGCGCGGATCGCAGACTTGAAGGCACTGCACATTCACACGCTGGAGCAACTGGCGGCCTTGTCCGACGCCGGGCTTGCCAAGCTCGGCATGGGGGCCAGGGAGTTGCAGAAGCTGGCCCGGGCGCGGCTTGAGGAAGCCAAGGGCGGGGCTCCCTTGGAGGAAGCCTACCGCCGGATTGGCGAGCTTGAATCGGAGCTTGCCGCGCTGCGCAACCAGATGATCACCAAGCAGCCCGAACGACAGGAGACGGTCAGTGTCTAACGTAACCCGCGACCTCATGCCCACCAAGGGCGCCAAGTTCTATGATGAGGGGGGCAAGACTCTCTTCGTCTATGTGATCGACGCTTCGTCGGTCTTCGGGCCGCGCCCCGCGCAGGACCAGGACAAGGTTGACCATCCCGAGGCATGGCGGCGCTACAATGAGGGCTTGAAGCCTCTGGCCGACTTGCCTACAATCCACACCGACGCCGCCTCAGAAGCTGCGCCACCCAAGAAGGGGCGGCGGGGCCGGCCGCCCAAGCAGGTAAGGGCGACCACGCATGACGCTTCTGACAACGGTACAGCGGGCGACTGACCTTATCGGCATTCCACGGCCGTCTATCGTCGTCAACTCGCTGGACCAGTCGGTCCGGCAGCTCTACCGCTTCGCCAATGAGGCGCTGGAAGACTTGATGCAGGCTTTCGACTGGAAAGCCATCACCAAGCAGCAGACCTTCACCACGACGGCCGCAGCAATTCAGACCGGCGCCATCCCGAGCGATTGGAACCGCTTCATTGACGGTTCGATGTTCAACCGCGACCAGCGCAGGCGTGTGCTGGGACCGATCACCGAACAGCAGTGGCAGTTGATTGAGGCCAACTCGGCAGCGAGCCCGATCTATCAAGCCTTCATGCTGCGGGGTACGGATTACCTGATGACCCCGACGCCTGCGGCGGGGGAGACGGTGGCCTACAGCTACGTCAGTGACCTCACGGTGCTGGACGTAGACGGCACGACCTACAAGTCAGAGTACGAGGCCGACAACGATACGGCGCTGTTGGACGAACGTCTAATAAGCTACTCGCTGCGCTGGCGCTTTCAGCAGGCCAAGGGGCTGGACTACGCGGAGAGCATGGAAACCTACGAGCGCGAGCGGCAGAAGCTGGCCGCGCGCGACAAGGGTATGCCGACGCTATCGGCTGGTGGGGAGTTCTACTATCTCCCGAACTGGCCGAACATCCCTGACGGCTCTTGGCCGGGGACGTGATGCATGGTCGCGTCGCCCTTCGGACTCTATGACAAGGAGAACATCTTTCGGCTGAGGCTGAAAGCATGGATTGAGACGCTTACGAGCGCGATCACAACGGCGCTGCCTTTGTCGGTTGGGAATGGCGGCACCGGAGCGGCCAACGCAACAACGGCGCGGAGCAACCTTGGGCTCGGCACGGCGGCGGTGAAGAATACCGGCGCGTCTGGAGACGCGGTGCCTTTGTTGAACGTGAGCAACACTTGGAGCGCGACGCAGGTCTTCGCCACAACGACCCCTGGCGGTTCTCCGGTCACTCTCCTGCTATCTGACAACGGCGCGGTGCAGGGTGTAACGAACCTCTGGCACAACACGGCGTCACCGGCTGCCAACGATGGGATCTGGTCGCTCTACCAGATATCGCAGGACTCAGGCGCCAACCTGACACTCTACGGCGCCTTTGAGGGCGGCATCGTCAGCCCGACAGACGGGGCAGAGGCCGGGCAGCTCTCACTGCTGACGACGCAGGCTGGGGCCTATGCCCAACGGGTCGCCGTCCGCGCCGGGCTGTTCATGGCGGGAGCCACTGGCGGCGACCAAGGCGCCGGCACGATCAACGCCACGGGCGTCTATGACGACGGTGTGTTGCTCTCCTGCTACCCATTCGAGGCCGCGCGAGACGGCAAGGTTACGTTGGCGCAGTGGGACGCCAAGGTCCCCGACCGTCAATGGCCAGCGGAATACGAGACCGAGACCACGGCGGACAAGGATGGCAACGTCTCCACAGTCAGGCGCTTGGTCAAGCCCCCCCGTGTGGACCGGCGGCAACACGATGGAGCGCGCAAGTTCGCGGCTCGGCTGGGGGGCGAGTTCGATCCGCTTGACATTGACAAGTACGCGGCCCATTGGCGCCAGAAGGGCCACCTGACCAGCCTGCCGAATGAAGCCAACTACGACCCTGCCAAGCCGCTTTCTACCGGCGAATGGCTTCAGAGATTGATTGAGACGGTGGAAATCCAGGCCATTCATATCGCCAATTTGAATGACCGGCTCAAGGTGGTGGAGGCGCGCCGATGAGGCAGGCACTCCGCGTCAACCCCCGCCGGCAGCGTGTCAGTCAGACCGCGAGCATCCCGGCCCCGGCTCAAGGCTGGGACGCAACCAATCCCATTTCCCAGATCAAGCCGGAGAACGCGGTACAGCTTGACAACTGGACCTGTCGCCCGGGCTACGTCGAGGTCCGCAAGGGCTATACCGAGTGGAGCGGCGAGTTTGCCGATCCGGTCGAAACCCTGCTTGTCTGGCGCGGCCCCGCATCGGAGAAGATGTTCGCCGCCGTATCGACCCGCATCTATGACGTGACGACCGAAACTACGATTCTCACGACGGCCCTGGGCTCCCTCACCAATGCGCGCTGGCAATCTGTGAACTTCTCCACGGCTGGCGGGCACTTCCTCATCACCGTGAATGGGGCAGACACGCCCCGCAAGTACGACGGCTCGGCTTGGGCCGTTACGGCCATCACCGGCTCGGGCCTCACCGCAGCCGATCTGATCCACGTCATGGCGCATAAGGAGCGGCTGTTTTTCCTGGAGAAGGATAGCCTCAGCTTCTGGTATCTGGGCATCAACGCTATTGCGGGCGCAGCGTCCGAGTTCCCCCTTGGTGACATTCTCCCCAAGGGTGGCAACCTCGTGACCTTCGGAACGTGGTCGGTTGACGGCGGCCAGGGCCAAGACGATCTAGCGGTCTTCGTATCGAGTGAAGGCGAAGCGGCGGTCTATCAGGGCCTAGACCCGGGCGACGCGACCGAATGGGCGCTTGTCGGGGTCTTCGATGTGGGGATTCCTTTGGGTCGCCGGAGCCTCATCAAGTGGGGCGGCGACCTGGCGCTGATCACCTCGGATGGCGTGGTGCCCCTATCCACCATCATCCTGGCGGATCGCTCGCAGGCATCGCGCGCAGCCCTCACGGGGCGCATTCAAAACGGCTTTGCCGACCTGGCCCGGCGCTCGCTATCGAGCTTCGGCTGGCAGGCCCTGGCCTACCCCAAGGGCAACCTCGTGATCGTCAATGCCCCCTATCAGGCAGGGTCGGCCTACTGGCAACTGGTGATGAATTCCATCACCGGAGCATGGTCGCGGTGGAAGGGTATCGACGCACTTTGCTGGGCCATCCTGAATGATGAAATCTACTTCGGGGGCCTGACCCATGTCTGCCGGGCGGACAGGGGCTCGGCCGATGCCGGAGAGCCGATCACGGCGGACCTGACGGGGGCCTATCTCGACTACGGGTCCCGGGGCCGGTGGAAGCAATTCAAGATGATGCGGCCGATCTTCGTCACCAATCGCCGCGTGATCCCGGCTATCGAGATGGTGACGGACTTTTCCACCCTGGACCCGATTGCCGAGCAGACAGAGGTCACGTCGAACGAGAACAATTGGGGGGTCGGTCTATGGGGCGTCGCTCTGTGGGGCAGCGACGATGAAGTCGTGAAGGACTGGATCAGCATTACCGGCAACGGGATCGTCGGGGCACCGAGGGTCCGCGTGGTGACGCAGGGCGGTGGCGCCCGGACGGCCGTTGACAACGAAATCAAGCTCTACAGCTTCGACCTGCTTTACGAGACGGGAGAAGTCTTGTGATCCTCTACGGGCATGACGAAACGATTGCCAAGTGGGTGTCGGAACATCTCCCCGAACGCCCCGCCTTCGGCAAGTGCGTCGCGGTGGGGGTGGTGAAGCCCAAGGGCGCCTTCCCACAGACCCGGGATGACCGGCTGTTGGCTGGGGTCGTCTGGCATGACTATCGCGGGCACGACATAATGGCGTCTATCTACGCCGCGTCTCCCCGCTGGGTCGCGCGCCCGAAAGAGACGCTGGCGGAGTTGTTCGCCTATCCCTTCCTCCAGCTCGGGGTTTCACGTGTAACCGTTCTGGCAAGCCGTTCCAACAAGCGGGCGCGGCACATGAACGAGCGCCTGGGGTTCCGGCTTGAAGGGACGATCCGTCGGGGCTGGGATGGCAAGACAGACGCGATGCTTTATGGCATGCTGCGGAACGAATGCCGCTGGATTGCCGGGCATCCTGCGCTTGAAAGAAAGGTAGCTTGAGATGCAGATCGACCAGAACCTGATCCGCTCCATGATGCAGGCCCGGCAGCAGCAGGGTCCCGGGGGTGGGATGAACTACCTGTCGCAGCAGATGGCGCAGGGCTCCGGCGGGCAGTTGGGTGGCTTGGCCGGCAGGCTCGGCCAGGCACTCCAGCAGCGGGCCATGAACCGCCCGCAGCAGCCGGGAGGGCAGATGCCCCTGGGCGGCGGGATGCCCGCGCAGGGTGGCCCGATGATTGCCAATGGCGTCATCAATGCCAAGCGGCCGATGATGCGGCAGCCGCAGGGGCAGCCCGGCCCGATGATGCCGCCCCCGGAGCGCGGCGGCATGGGACCGGCGGGATACTGACATGGGAAAGAAATCTCCCAAGGCGCCGACGCCTCCCGATCCTCGGGTGACCGCAGCGGCGCAAGCCAAGGCCAACGCCGACACGGCGCGCCTTGAGGCGACGTTGAACCGCGTCGATTCCTACACGCCGTGGGGGAACGTCACCTATCAGAACCTAGGCAACGACCGCTGGTCGCAGAACGTCAACCTGTCGCCGCAGGAGCTTGCCACCTACAACCAGACCAAGGCGCTGGAGAACCAGGGCCTCGGCATCGGGCAGGGCATCCTCGACAGGGTCGGGCAGACCTGGGGGCAGGGGATGGACCTGTCGGGCCTGTCTCCGATGATGACGGCCGATCAGTTCGGCGCCGAACGCCAGCGCATGACCGATGCGGTCTACAACCAGGCGAAGGGCTTCCTTGACCCGCAGTTTGAAACGTCGCAGCGCCAGCTTGAGACCAAGTTGGCGAACCAGGGCATTACGCAGGGCAGCGAGGCTTATACGCGCGCGGTTGCCGATGCCGAACGGAACAAGGCCGGCGCCTATCAGCAGGCGATGAACAGCGCCATCATGCAGGGCTCGAATGAGGCCAACGCGCTCTTCGGTCAGGGCTTGCAGGCGCGTCAACAGGGCTTCAATGAAGCGAGCTATCTCCGCAATCAGCCGATGAACGAGCTGTCGTCGCTGATGAACCTGAGTTCGGTCGGCAGTCCGCAGTACGGGCAGGCCCCCGGAGCGGGAGTGGCCCCGACTGACGTTCTGGGTGCCTATCAGATGAACTATCAGGGCCAGATGAACAACTACAACCAGCAGCTCCAGAACCAGCAGGGGATGTTGGGTGGGCTGTTCAATCTGGGTGGCGCGCTTGGCTCGGCCTGGATCATGTCGGATCGCCGGGTTAAGGATGACGTGAGGCAGGTAGGCAAGCTGGATAGCGGCCTCCCGGTCTACATCTTCCGCTACAAGGGCGACGACAAGATGCAGCTTGGCGTGATGGCGCAGGAAGTGATGAGCGTCTACCCCGACGCTGTGACGCTGCGCAACGGCATCCTGCATGTCGATTACGCCCGGATCGGAGGCTGACATGCCGCAGCGCGACTATAGCGACTTCCTGGGGCAGCAGAAGAAGCGCCGCGACCTGTTCGAGGCGATGTGGGCGCAGAGCCAGGGCAAGCCTGTCCGCAACGTGTGGGAGGGGCTGGGGAACCTGGGGGCTACCCTTACCTATGCCTACATGGCGGACAAGAAGGGCGATCAGGTTAAGGAAGAGGAAGACGCGGCCAGGAAGCGTTACGCTGGGCTTGTGGGCGCATTGCTCGGCAGCAACGGCCAGCCTTCGCTAGTGACGGCCGTACAGCCACCCAGCCCCACTCCTGATCCGACCGTCACCCAGCGCCCGCTATCGGGCGGCATGGGCTACACGGATGCCATTCAGCAGCTTGAAACGGGTGGCCTGGCAAACCCCGACAAGGCTATCTCGCCCAAGGGGGCGGCCGGCCGGATGCAGGTCATGCCCGATACCGCGCGCGAGGTTGCGGCCAGCATCCCCGGTCCCATGGGGACGCTCGGCCGGATGGCGAGCGATAGCCAGGTACAGGCCGCGCTTTCGGTCCCGCAGATTGGCCAGAAGGCCGGCGATACCTACTACGCGCAGATGCTGGCGAAGTACAACGACCCGGTTTTGGCCGCAGCGGCGTACAATGCTGGCCCGGGGCGCGTTGATGAGGCTCTCGCCGCGTCGGGTGGTGACATAAACGCGTTCATCGCTGCGCTACCGCAGGAGACGCAGGCTTACTTGCTCGGCAACGCGCAGCGGCCGGGCTTCATTCAGATGACCGGCTCGCCCAACGGGGCGGGCACCAACATGACCATGCCGTCTCCGGGGGGCGCCTCCACCCCTCCGGCTGGCGCGGCGCCGGGCGCGGTTGTCTCCTCACCTCCCGCCCCGGCGACCGCTGCCACCATGGGGATGCCCGAACAGGTCATTGCCCTGCTGAATGATCCTGCCACTTTCGAATTGGGGCAGGAACTGGCGAACATGCTCATTGCGCAGAAGATGCAGGGTGGTGGCCAGCAGCTTGAAACCCTGACGCTCTCGGATGGCTCGATTGTCCAGCGGGACCCGTCTACCGGCAAGCTGGACGTTGTCTTGAAAGGCGGCATCCTGTCGCCGGAACAGATGCAGCAGGAAATCCAACTGCGGCAGGCCGGCCGGGCGCAGAACACCGTCAACGTCGGGCAGAGCGAGTGGGGCACCATCCCGCCGGGCTGGCAGATTGTGCGTGGCCCGAACGGCGAGATCAGCATGGCGCCAATCCCTGGCGGCCCTGCGGAAGCCGAGATCAAGGCGCAGGAGACCAAGGCCGAGCTTGGGCGGCAACAGGGCGTGGAGGCGGCAAAGCTGGTGTCGGAAGACATTGGGCGCGCCCTGGACTTGGCCAAGAACCCCGGCTTGTTCTCCAACACCGGCCTGGTTGGTGTCTTGGGTAGCATTATCCCCGGCACGCCTCAAAACGACCTGGCTAACCTTCTCGACACCATCGGCGCCAACATCGCTTTTGATAAGCTGAATGCCATGCGCGCGTCGTCTCCCACCGGCGGTGCGTTGGGCAACG